CCACCGGGAAGGAGCCGAAAATCGAACGCCAGTTGTAGTAGCCGAAGCTGTAACGCTCGTAACCTTTGACAAGCAGATTGTCGGTAACAAAATCGACCTGCATATCGGTTTCGAACTTCACGCGCTCCATGTAGCTCAGGCCGTCGATGTTCGTCAGCAAGAACCACGCATAGGCGGACGTCAAGAAGTCGTTGACCATGTAGCCTTCCGGCAGACCGCCGGCAGTCATCATGATCGCGTTGACGTCGTTGTCCGCTGTGCCGGGACGCAGTTCCGTCTTTGTCAGACGGATCGCTGTCGGCTCGAGAGCCGGCGGCACAACAAGACGACGGCCACGAGCGAAGACCTTCAGGCCGGCCTGATCTTTGAAGTTCGTGCGGATCGCGATCATCGCGTTCAGCAGCGTGCTTTCGTTAAGATCAACGTCGACTGTGGGCTTGTTCGCAACAGTGCCGCCATCAATCGGATGGTTCGTCGCGCAGAGCGAGACGCCGTCACCACCAATGGAAGCATTATACGTCGTGGCCGTGTTGAGCACGTTCGCGCCGTAGATTTCCTTGGTCTGCTGGAACGACTCGATGAGGCCGAGGTTCGACGGCATAAACTGTGACTTATACAGGTTATCGTCGATGGCCTTGCGTGTAATCGAATAACCCAGAGCAATTTCTGTGTGCTCTTGGTTATAGACGTAACGCTCGCCGGCAGCGTTATCAAACGCCGTCTGCGCACCTTCGGTCTTCAGCTGAGCCAGACCCAAGAAACGCATTTCAGCGGTGCGCTCGAGCGCCATCTTGGAATCGTGCTTCGTGAAGATCTTGTCGTATTGAGATGGGATCATCTCATACTTGCCTTCAATACCCCGCAGGCCGGGGAGGAGAAGGTCTTTAATAGCCGAGAGATTAACAGCCATTGGTCCTTACTCCTTAAATGCCGTTGAAGTTACGCGGCAGAACCCAGTTAAACTGGACAATCGCCCAGTCGTAGGCCTGACCGTTCGACAACGTGCCCTGCGAACCGGGCGGAGCATCAACAATGCTCACAACCCGGAAGGGGTTGTAAGAAGAGTATGTCGCCGTGTTGAGGGTGCTCGAGTTGAGGTAGGTGGTCGACAGGCCATTGGCCGTGTTGCCCGAACCTGTGGTGAAGCCAATCGTGCCATTGACCGCGCCCAGCGCAAGGCCGGTGGAGTCTGTCTGGACAACGAACTTGGCGTTCGGATCGTTGATGATGTAGCCCTCAACCGTCTGGTTGGAAGCAACATCGCTGCCCGGCCAATAGTTCGACCAAACAGTGCGCTTCTGCGACGTCGAGAGATACTTGCAGCCAACGAAAACGCCGATGATCGGGGTATCCTGATCAGGGCGGCTCGCAGAGGTGCTCGGAGCAATCGCCACACCGCCACCGGCAGTCGGAATTACCGGATCACCGAAGAAAATAGCGGTAGCATTGTAAGCAATGCTAACGGCGATCTGCTCATACGTCGGGGCAGACCCGTTACCGCTGTATTGACGGAAACCGAAAGGCGCATCTGTATTCGCCATAACGGAATCTCCTTTTTACAGGAGGCTCTGTCATCGCGCGCCGGGGCGATTATAGAACCGGGAAAAGTTAATGCTCCACGCCGGGGGAGCTCAGGCCATTTTTCAGACTTGGCGTAATTATATATTGACAAGGCATAAAAGTAAAATGGTGCCGGCTATTCAGCCGATTTACGTCTCCAAGGACGTCCGTGGCCCTTATTTTTATTTTTGTATGTATCTGTCTGGCTGTGGCAGTTAGGGCAAATTAGCTCAAGATTAGTAATTATATTATTATTATAATTTCCATCTATATGCTCTAATTCCAAAATAATAGGTTTATTATTCCAATTTTCAATTCCGCATGTTTGGCACTTATGACCTCTAATTCTAGTTAAAGCCTTACGTCTCGAGGCATTAGTCTTATAAATATCTGGCTCTCCAGCCGTAAAAAGACGATCTAAATTAGAGGTGGTATATTCACGCTGACATGCATTTGAACAGAATTTTCCAAATGAAGAATAGTGATATCGTTTTTCGATACCGCAACCTAAACAAATAAAAGTTTCTGGTCTTAACGACATTGGAGCCCCCACCCGGATTTGCGCCGAGCTTTACCGCTTACAAGGCGGTTACATCGCTACCTATGTTTTGAGGGCGCGTCAAGAGCTCTCAATTTACCATCGAGAGCTCTACTATTAAATCACTTCTCTGGTATAGGCATAGCCTCGTAGGACTTCTTGATGTTCGGCCTGACGCGAGCGTCGTCACGGGTCATCGTGCCATCCGGTGTTCCTGCAATCTGCTGCTCCTTATGCCGCACCTGCAGACGAGCCTTGCGCAATTCAGCCGCGCGACGCTCGTCGATAATCTCGGTCGGGCACTGCATCAGGATCATGCCCTTGCGCAGAATCGTCTGGCTGTCTGTTTTATGCGGCATCATCCAAGGATGGCGAGCCGCTGGGACAGGCTCCCAGCCCGAACGCAAAAGCTGGATCTGATAGGCCGGATCTTCCTGACCCATCGTAGTGTGACGCTTCCATTCATACGTCCAGCCATCAGGGATCTCATCTAGCGGGATGTAGAAGTCATCCTGACCTTCGACAACGTCGCCAAGATGCTCTCGGAGCTGGGCGGCGCGCTTGGCGGCTGCAGCGCGGGAATCTTCTTCGCGCATAGGCGGTCTCATCGGGTTTTCATTTGCAGTCACTGTGACTTCTGTGACTGATTCTTCGACGGCTTCACGCTTCACTTTGGCGGCGGAAGCGAACTTGCCGGGACGACGAGAGATAGTTTCCATTTTCAATCCTTAATGGCCGTAACGGCCTTCTTTCTGCAGTAGAGCTTTATTCTTCGCGTATTCTTCAGGCTTCATGCCAAGCGCAGCCGCCGTTTCAGCTTCTGCCGCCGTCAGGCGCATGACATTCGGACGCGAAGATCCACGCGACACAGGTGCCGGCGAAGGCTGCACAGCGCGCTTTGGCGCAGCGGCAGTAGACATCGGGCTTTCAGCCGATGCGCCCGTGCCTTGCTCATCCATGTTCCTGCGAATGCCAAGACGCTGATCGATGAATGCAAAGTATTCATCCGAATCAGGCGCAATGCCGTCATCGATGGCGTCTTCGTGCGCGCGGAACATCTTGCGGATCTCTCGCTCGCTCTTCAGATGTTCGCGAGATTCGCGCATCCAAGTGGCCGAGCGCGGTGAAACCTGCGCAGCAAGCTGATCGACAAGATCACCCTGCGGGACAGGCTGCAGCGGCTCTTTTTCAGCGGCTTCAAGGCGCTCTTTCATCGCCTTTTCGCCCTTCTTCAGCTCAGAAAGCTGCTGCGCATTCATGTTGAGATCCGATTGGATCTCAGCAGCGCGCGCATAATCCTGAAGATTCATCGCTTCAGCATATGCATTCTTCAGTTGCTCTTTTCTGCCCTTCACCGTCTCGATTGCGTTGACGACGAGCTGATAATCCGAGTCGGATTTCTCAACATGAGCCTTTTGAGCGCGCGTTTGAGCCTCTTGAGCACGACGTTCAGCCTCTATGCGCGCATTTTTCTCGCGCTCGAGGTTCTTTTTCAGCTCAAGAATGCCTTCTTCAGGCGAAACTTCCTGCTTTTCTTCTTTTTTTGCTGATTTTTCTACTTTTTCATCAGCAATTTCGACTTCCGGCAGCGTTTCGTCCTGATTCTTCGCGTCGTCAAGCACGACATCAATACCATTTTCATCTTCAGCCATAGATTTTCTCCTTACCAAGCAGTGTCTGGCGTCGGGATGCGCATTTTCACCTGCGTATCGGATAGCATTCTGCAAAGAACGCCATTCACTGTGATGCTCCAACCATCGGACGGGCGGAAAACAAGCCAATCATGCAGCGCAAAGCTGGCGTTGTTGAACCACTGACCGTTATCGTCTTGGAATGCAGCCGGACCCATGCCCACAAGCAAGCCAACCTTACCCTGATATCGATCTTCATTGACCGTTTCGTCCGTCAGAATGATTCCGCTCTTGGTTTTGTTTGGCCGGATATAGACCGCAACGAGCACCTGATTGTTGAAGATTTCAATACCAGAGAGATCACCGAGATCCGTCAGCAGTTTTTCTTTCGGATCGATTTCATGTTCCATAACCATAGGAGGCATATCTTTTCCCTTCCTTACCGATACTTCTCTGCGCAAATCTTATCAGCTTCATCAATAAGATCGGCTACAGCTTTGAGGCCGGCAATTCTGCCAGCCAAATGCTTATATTCTTCGATTGATTCGACGTATCCGTTAGCCATAGGCTCTAACAGTCTCTCAATCTCAATCTGAACTAATTTTCGCAGCTCGTTTTGATAAAGCTGCGTTGTCGTCAACGCCATATCCAGTCCCCTTCACTGGCCTTCCTAATGTAATAACGGGGACCGCTTCAAGGAAGGGGCGAAGCGGTCCCCTATCGCGCTAATTGCTCAACGCGAATTACTTTTTGCCTTTCGCGATGTCTGTCTTCTGTAGACGACCTTCGCCGCTGGCGGCACCGGCTTCCATGTCCTTATAGGACTTGGCGACCTTGGTGATTCGGCCACCTTCTTTGCGGGCCGGAGCATCCTTGTGCTTGCTCGCAATTTCGGTCTTCTGCAGACGGCCTTCGCCGCTCGCAGCGCCAGCTTCCATGTCCTTATAGGACGAAGCCTTCTTGGTGATTCGACCACCGGCCTTGCGACCCGGAGGAAGCAGACCAGCGCCGGGCGGCATCGGAGGAGCGCCCATCGGCATAGCCGGCGCAGGAGCGCCAGCAGTCGGCATCGGCGGCATACCATCACCGCCAACCGGCGGCATCGGAGCTTCAGATGGATGTTTCATCGGTGTCTTATGTCCAGCATTGATGTTGATGACAATGTCGGTTTTCGCGCCTTTGCTTTTCGCTTTCTTGCCGCCCTTCAGAGCGTTAATCAAGCCGCCAGTCGCGCGCTTTGCACGTCCACCCTTCTTGTAGTTCTGCGATTTGCCGAACTCTGTCTCATCAGACGGAAGTGTGCTGCCGCTGCCGCCCTTGGCGATATCGCCCAAAGCCGCCTTGTCGCTGCTCGAATAGGACGACGTGCGGCCCTTGCCGACTTGGCTAAGATCGCTTGTCGATTTCGGCTTGCCGACCATCTTCTCGAGCCAGCTGCCGCCACCATCAGCGCGCTTTGCACGACCGCCCTTTTTCATAAAGGAGCCGGAAGCCATCGGCGATTCAGCACCGGAAATGGTCTTGTCGCCATAAGGATACTGCGGATCCTCAACGCGCTTTACCGGCGCAGCAGCGCGGCGAACAGGCTTCGGAGCAGCACGACGAACAGGCTCAGCAGCGCGACGCGGCGAGACCGGCGCAGCAGCGTCAGAGGCCGTCATCGGCTCTTCTTTCTGCATCCACGTCGAGCCA